CACCAGATGGAGTTTCAATTTCATCTCCAGATGCTTCTGGTGATTTTGGAGAAGTTGGCATTTGAGGTGGTTGATCAATAGCACCAGTTAATGGTTGACCAGTAACTGGATCAACTTCTATTGCATTTGGATCTGGAATTATTCCTTCTTCAATTTCTTTTTTAATTTGTTGATCCTGTTCTATAATTTCAGCATCAGTTTGACGAAGAATATTTCTTCTTAGATAATCTTGAGAGAAGAATTTTCCAACATATGGTTCAGCAGTTTGTGCTAGAGTTAATCTTTCAGTTAATAGTTCTGCATCTTTTAACTCAGCAAAATGATTATCATAAAGGAAATCATACTGAATATGATCAGACATTGATTCCCAATCTTCTGGAGTTACAATATTTTTTAAAATAAGTTGAGTTTTTAACATATCACTAAACATAGATGAGAATCTTTTTCTCAATCTACCAACAAATTTTGAAAATTTAATTTCATCTCTTAAAATTTCTGATGATCTTCCAAGAGAAAATCCACCATCAGTTTGTAATCTTGTCTCTGGAACATTTAGAGATCTATAAAGTTTCTTCTGAAAATAGTTGATATCAGTTATTTCTCCAAGATTCTGACCACCTGGAAGTGTAGTAATCTCAGTGCCTCTACCACCTTCTCTTCTAGGTAACCAGAAGTCTTCCATCATTGACATATGTTTTTTATCATCACGGATTTCACCAGTGTTAGAGTCATACACTAGTTTATTTCTATAACGCATCATTACATCACGCAGATATTGTTCTGCTTTTACTTTTGGAAGATTACCAACATCAATATAAAAAATTCTTCTTTCAGGTGCTCTTGATAATCTATAAATTACAAGTGAATCCTCAATCATCATTAATTGATTAAGAGGTTTAATTGCTTTATGTAACCAAGAGAGTGTATTTCCTTTATTTCTATCAACTAAACCAGAAGTACAATAAGTTACAGAATCTCTTGTTAACTTTACTCCTTTATTAGTATTATTAGAATATCCTGTGCTTACTTGAGGATTGTACATAAAGTACTCTTCAATATCAGGAAAATCATAATTTGCAGGATTTTCTTTACTGGTACGAAGATTATTTAAATTATCATTATTAGTTTTTTTAACTTGACGAATATACTTCATTCTAGAAGCATCAATATATCTTAATTCCTGTATTCCCTTTGTAGGATTTTTTTGATCAATTACTTTATTGTAATATAATTTCCCATCAACATACCAATTTCTAAAAATTTCATGTGCTTTCTTATCAAAATCTAGAAGTTCACAAATATGTTTAAATTCTTCTCTAATTTTTTTCTTTATGCCATCACTAGCATTTAAATTTGATAATTCAATTGTGATTGGACTATCATTTGTATCTGATACAATTGCTTCATTTACAATATCTTCAATAGCACTATCAGTCTCTGGATATAATGCCATTGACCTATATCTTCTAATTAGATCATTTTCAGTCCTATATACGCCTTCAATATCAACATAAGAACCAAAAAAACCACTGCTAATGTAGTTCTCCGATCCATCCTGGTTATTAGGAGGGACCGGAGATACTACACCAGGTGGCGTTTTTTCAGAATCTTCTATTGAAAATCCAAATAATCTTGCCATTATTATATACTAGGAGTTTTTGTGCTCTTTGTATTTAGCTCTAAACAGTATCAGTGCCTTCTGCATCATCAGCAATCACTTCAGGAATTAACCCACCATCCTTCATAGCTGGGTCTCCAGCAGAAGTTTTAGCATCAGCTTTGTATCCAGCTACAAAGTATTGATATGCAAAAGTTACAGTAAACTCTTCAATAGTATCTGAACTATCATAACTTAATTCAATTGGAGAAATTTCCGTTGGGAATAGATCAACAAAAGTGTAATTTCTCAATACAATCATCTCATCACCTTCACCTTCATTATTATTAGTGTTGTTAAGAGTTTTACCCCTTCCAAGTTGTTTGACTGAAGCATTTGTCATATATGCTCCTGGTTTAGCAATACCAGTTCCATCATCTAATTTTGCAATTGCATTAGACCATCTTTCAAAAGCAGTTCTTAGTGTAAAATCTTCATCATTAAGTACAGTAATAGTCCAATCTTCAAAAGTTCTGTCACCTGCAACTTTAAGAGTTCTTCCTCTAAATGGGACACTAACAACAGGAACAGATGATCCAGGCATCTGAGCCGCTTTACACATAAATCTAAAATTCTTTTTTAAGTTGTTATCCCATGCAGTTCCTGATTCATATTGTTCATTCACTCCCCCTGGGAATGATGGAAAGTTTACTTCAAATAGATTAGGGCGAGCGCCCCCACCCGATAATCTATTTTTAAACTGAGTGATTGATGTTCTTTTTGTAGTAGCCATGTTCTTTGATTCTCCTTTTTAATTAGTTACTAAACAGACTCAGAAAAATTAATACCAGCCCTTGTTGCCACAAAGGATAGTGAAATAAAGTTTATAGATCTAGTAGGTTGAATGAAAATATCAGCCTTAAATTCATTATTATCAACAACAGATGGTGTGTTGTTTGAAGTATCACAGATAACATTAAAGTTTTCAATACCTCTGTTTGTCTGAATTTCTCTCAAGAATGGAGTAATAATGTTAACAAATGATTCTCTAGTGTCTGCATCATTAATTTCAAATAGAGATGCTTCAGCAGCAGATTCTATTGCTTCTTCAACACTAATGAACAATCTTCTAACATTGATTCTATCAAATGCTGAAGCAAATGATAATGCAGTTTTGTCTCCAAATAATAGTGCTCCATTACCTTGATTGATAATTGGATTAACTCTGGCACTATAGATTGTATCTCTTTGATCCTTAGATGGATTGTATGCAAGTTTTACTGCATTATTAAGAGAACCTCTTTGCTGTCCAGCAGGTGAGAACCAGGGGAATGCAGTTACACCAGTTCTTACCATTAAACCTGCTGTATCAGGATTACATGGAAGGTATCTGAATACATCATTAAATCTATCAAATACATACTTGTAACCAGAATCAAAGACTGCAAAAGAAGAAGATGTCAGTGCAGAGAAGAAATTGACAACATTAGATGTCTGAGTTTCAGAATTTGTTACATTTACAACATTTGCTCTATGTGGAGAAATGGTAGCAATACAGTCTTTTCTTTGATTAGCAATTGCTATACAAAGGTTTGCTTTTGCTTGTGATTCAATTTCTGTACTGCATGATGGACCCATCATTATGAAATCTGCAGGTGCTGTATCCTTATTACGGAACAAATCATATGCAGTTTTTAAATTACCAAGTGTGGCTGACATACCATTATTAGCAGAATAATCTACTCCACCACCAAATTCTAAACTTAATGCTCCAAGACCAGTGAATGTTACATTAGTAGCATTTAAACCCCAAAGTCCAGCACCTTTAGTATTTGCTGTAAAGTTTGTTGAGAATCCAGTTGCTACTGGATTAACATTGGAGGCAGTATCAACAGCAGATGATGGATTTGCACCAGCAAATACATAAGCAGAATTCTGAGAAATGTAATCCTTATAGTAATTTTTTACTGGATTCTGAGCATCAAATAATGAGTCTTTTGCTTTTGAGAGTCCATTAAATTTCTCAAGAATATTTCCTTGAACACCAGTTACTGTTCCAGCATCATCTACAACAGCAACATGAATTGTATCAAATCTTCCACCTCTTGCTGATACAAAATTTGAAGTTGATGGTCTAGGTGCTATTGACTTCCAGAAAACAGTTGAGTTTGATAATCCTAAAGTTTGATTATCATACCAATCAGAAATACTTACTGATGTAACAGTTGCTGATTTGACAGGAACAGCATTTGTTCCACTTCCAACAATTGTAATAGTTCCAGTGTTTTTAATTGAAGCACCAGCATTATTTGGTTCATAATCAATTTGTGCAAAACTACCACCAGTACTTACTCTTCCAAGAATTTTTACATCAAATGTAGATGCACTGTTTGTTGAATCAGTTGCTACACCTGTAATAATACCCTTAAGATATCCAGAGAAAGATGATGTAGTTCCATCTCCAGGAATATCAGTGCTAATTCCAATTGTTACACCAAAACCAACAGTAACACCAACACCTGAAAGACTATTTGTTGTTACACCAATGATTTGGTCTGCCTGACCATCAATAGAGCATACTCTTAACTTATTTGACCATGCTCCAGGATTTCTTGCAGCGTAATAATAGTTTGTTGCTGTTTCATAGTTTTGCTCATAATCATCAAAATTCTTAATTTTAAGTGTGGTTGTAGCAGCAATACCTACACCCCTATTTCCATTTCTAAGTGTTGATCCATCAGTTCTTACAACTGATAGGACACCACCATATCCCATGTATTCAGATGCTGATAGCCAATACTCATATTGTCTATCTGTGGATAGTGGTGATCCAAAAGTTGATAGCAACTCTTGAGATGTGGTAATTCTTGTAACTTCTTCTACTGGTCCCAATTGAAATGGTCCAGCAATCGCTCCTACAGTTTCTACAGTTCCTTCGACTCTGCCTGCTGTAAGATCAATTTCTCTTACCAGTACCCCTGGAGATAATTGAGGAGTCGCCATGTGATTTCTCTCCGATTCTCAGATTTTAACTATAAATTATTTAGTTTTTTTGCAAACTTGAGTGGGGAAACATGGAGTGAACTTATTTACCAATCAGGATAAGTCCAGTGACAAAAAGAATCTTTTTTCTTTTTATTTTCTACAATTCTTTTTATTGTACACATTTTACATTCATATGAATATGATGATGGAACTGCTCCCCTATTTTTTCTTGTTCTATAAAATCCTTCAATTAAATTTTTAACTTCACCACAAGTTTTACACTTTCTGTCATTTAAAAGCAAATGACCTAATTTAATTTGAGAATCAATATCCACCCTTTACTTCTCCAATAATCCAAGACTTCATACCAAAAGATGTATCACTAATAAGACTTTGAGTATGTTGTGCTACTTCTGCTGGAACAACTAAGCAGAATCCAATACCCATATTAAATACCTTTCTCATCTCATCA